CCTATAAAGTGAATTTTTACCTATTTATATCATTATTACGATTACTTTATAAAATAGCAAGGCTCAGTTTGGCGCGACAACGGACATCGAAGTAGCAGCCAACAGTATCCAAACAATAGTTGTGTGTTCTATACGAAGTGGAACAACTAATCTGCTATACGGAAGTATAAATGTATTTGTAGATTATTCATCTGCCACTAAGACTAGATTTACCGCAAAAGTTGAAAACAGTGCTGCATCTGGTGCAGTTTTAAAGCCAACTGTTTCATGGATTGCAATGACGTAGATCTTGGTCTTCCCATTTAATGAAGTAACAGGGCGGAGAATTTTCCCCTGTTACTTCACGTTAATCTTCAATTTAAATACATCCCATTTTTCTAAGGATCATATCCATAACATTCCTTCCGGCCACTTTGTCGTTGTTGAGACCGGTATCATTCTGGAATTTATCTACCGCTGTTTCCAACCCACCGCCGAAAATTCCTGGCGCTTCTACTGCTCCGCTATAATATCCAAGTGCTGTAAGTCCGATTTCAACGAATGTAACAAGATACTGCTTCTCTCCACGTTTTACATAATGGAGGTCACGTGCAGCATTGGTCTTTTCTCCGATTTTTCCATCTACGGTCAAACCGAAACTATAATCCATATTGCAAGCAGTCTGCAATGCCATAATTAATCCTTTACGTGTCTTCGGACCGTTCTTTCCATCTTCGGGGATTCCGGCGTCTGTAAAATTATTAATATGAATCTGCGCATTCTTCATGGATTGATTGGTTGGATTTACTGCAGGAATTGGTGCGGGTGCTGGTTTTGCGATAGATGTTCCAGCTCCGGCCGAACCGCCGGCATATTTGTCCCATGCGGCTGCATCTCCATAGAATACATCTAAATCCAGATGTCCAGGCCAACCTGTTAATTTTCCACTCGAAGTGTACTGATACATTGCACAGCTTCCCCATGCTCCAAGTCCTCCTTTCAGAGGTGCTTTCGGAGTGTATCCCATTTCTGTATATCCATTGTAGTAGCCGGCATTCCAAAGGCCGTAGTCTGCGTTTTTGACCCCTGACCAGTCATAAGCATTGATGCAATTGTTGTAGCTGTATAACATAGGTTTGATCCCTGTTTTCTCTTTTACACGATCCAGGAATTCTTTTGCGTATGCCGGTCCTTTTGCCACAGCTCCTGCTTCCCAATCCAAAACCAGAATTGCCTTTCCAATATATCCCTGTACATGGCTGAGAAAGAAATCTGCTTCTGCTTTTCCAGATGATTTACCACTTGCAAAATGATATACGCCGACTTTCTTTCCAAGTTTCACAGCCTGTTGCATAAAACCATCACAATATTTATCAACAAATGTTGTGCCCTCAGTTGCCTTACAAATTACAAAGTCGCAAGTTATATCCTTCAGATTGAGTCCTTTCTGATGATTACTTATATCTATTCCGTTTAATGCCATTTTGATCTCCTTCCTGTGCGACGTCGCACATAAATAATAAGAGGACGATTATTCGCCCTCTGTGTTACACTCTGGTAATCCAGCAATGCTGGTTAACAACGATAAGATTCCAGCCAGTACAGAGGCAGACACTACCAGTTTTGCGTCTACCTGTCCGAGTGCCGTCGCTGTTCCGATTGTTGCTACCGCAGTCTGTGCTACGGTCTTGATTGCTCTGATTCCTGCGCATTTTGCCCAGTTCTTCCAATCTTTCATTTAATTCACCCTTTCTTCCAAATCTGAAATTCTATGATTTGCTACTTTCATTTTTTCTTCCTGTATTGCCATCTGCTCTTCCAGATGATAAGTACGTTCTATTGTATTATTATGTTTATCAACTCTTTTTGTGAGTTCGTCCAGCTTATACTCCATAAGAGATCTTGTCTTCTCTTGCTGAATCAAACACACTACTAGAGTTACTCCTGCGGATATACAGGCTGAGATAATTGTTGCCATGCGCTTTCCTTTCTTTTTCTGTTTTTGAGTATAAAAATAAGACCTTTCGGTCTTGCTCTGATCTCCATATAATCACCTCTAGCAAAAGCAGCCACATTTGTGACTGCTTTTGTTATATACATGTTTCTTCTAGCTTATCTAACATAGTGCTGATTTTATACAAAACTTCTTCTTTCTCATTATTTTTACACTTAATATACATATCAGATAATGTTTTGTAAATTTCAGTAAATGTGATCGCTGGTTCTTTTTCATCCAGCTTATAGTACTTTAATGCGTTTTTTAAACATCCTTTTGTTGCTAATTCTTCATCACCTGTTTCTATATATCTATGGCAACTATTGCATAATGTCACTAAATTACTTGGACTATGATTTCCTCCATTCACTCTTTTTCTTATATGATGAATATGTAAATCAGTCCTTTTTTGACATATTTGACATTCATTATTATCACGTTGAAGTACTGACTTCCTTGTGTTTTCTGAAATATCCGATAGATTCCATACATTCAATTCTTTACCGAATATTTCATCCCCTTCTTGTAAAGGTGTAATATATTTTTTTACTTTTAAGTTTACAATATCCTCAATGACCGACTTCGCAACTAGCGTTTTATTCAAATTCTCATTTAAATCTTCATTTAGTTCATCTAATCTGGCTTTATATTTATAATTTTTCTGACAATCATCACAACAGAATATCTCCTTAAGTCTTGTTTTTCTAGAAAAATTTTTTCCACAATATAAGCATGTATATTCATAGACTCTGTTTTTCGATCTTTCATAGTTAACTTTTCGTTGACATTTTTTACCACAATATTTCTGATCTTTTCTTGATGGAATATATCTTTCTCCACAACACTCACAAGTTTTTTCTTCTTGTTTCTTCTTTTTCATTGGCGTTCTCTCCTTCCACCGACATTATACAGCAGAAGGAGAAATCTGCCAATGATTAGTTTGTGTGCACCTCTTCCCATCCATACACACCCAGCTCCCAGACGTTGTTATCCGTGGTGTTCTGCCATGTCTTGCCATTATGTGTAACCTTATCGCCCTTGCTGTATGGATTCGTACTGTCCGGCTGTTCCCACTCTGAAATCGTGTCAGTGTCCGGTATAAGCACCTTGGCGAACAGAGACGGTGCATCCGGTGGCGTCCATGTATCTTGGCTTGTGTGTGCGGTAAGTACCTTATAGATAGTGCCGGTGGAAACTCCGGACCTGTGATCCGGAGCGCCTGACCGTAATCATACTGCCATACCCCCCAGCGTGGGTGCGTATCTGGAATCTAATTTTACAGATACGATATTGTCCATACTACTGCTCCTCTGTTACAAGTTCTTCCAGCCCCGAATCAATCAGAACCTCTTTTACCTTATCCTTTAAGAGTCTCGGTACCTGTGCGTAAGTCTTCTTTCCTAACATAATCTGCTGTGCCCATAACATTGCCATCATTTCTTTACCTCCTGAATTTTGTAATAATATGAATAAATTTGTTAATAAAGTTACCATTACTGATATACCAACTCTGACATTTCAAGAATGCATCCCTGAAGCATGTCAACAGTCTTTTTCAGCTCAGCATTCTCTACTGCTAGAGCTTCCATTTTTTCTGTTGGTGTCTCACCAACCTTATAAAGAATCACGCCAGTAATGCCAGCTGTGTACTTCACAATGGCATCCATGTTGGTGTAATTCTCATACTCTCCCAGTGTGGACTCACGCTCTTTCACAACCATCTTCTTGGTTTTTGTCTGATCCTGGAACATGGTTTTCAAATTCTCTTCTGTATCAGAAATCGTCTGTATCAGAAGACTTCCATCTGTTCGGATGCTCGCTGACTGGATGGTCAACTCTGTTGCATCATTAAATGTAATTTTCATAATATATATATATCTCCTTTCTGTGTAAAATAAGGATTTGACTGAGAAATTGGGGTTTCAAATGTTGCTTAATACCGATGAGCAACAGATCTATACGATGTATGGCGGTCGGGTTAAGGTAGTATCTGGCACGGTGATAGTTGACATTGCCATGAACACTGGGTATACAGTACTATTTTCTCTCGAACAGCTAAAAAGCTTGTTCGGAGACGATTATGTTGCACCACGGCTTAGTATAAAAACGTACAATGGAGACGATGTGGCACAAGAAGTGCATTTTTATGCCCCGGAAATCTGGAGGGGTGGAATATTCCAGTATTTCTATCCGACCAATCGAGAGGGGAAAATGCGTGTTAATTACAGGCTGGAATACGTTTACGGATAACGTTTCTACTCGACTGTAATCACCCCATATCCAACCCAGCTTACAGAATTCCCGTAAGCTACAGACTGCAGATACGCACCTTTCCCGGAAAACGTGATACTTCCGTAACCAACTATGGTGCTGCCGACTACCATTTTTACCGGAATGTACTGAGCAAATAATATCTGAAGTGGGACACCGGCCATAATAAGGTTGTTAGGGACAGCTTCTGTTGCACCAGTATTTGTGTTTTGCAGGGTTACATACACCTGATTATGGCTTATATAACGGTATTTCATGGTCCACCCGTTTTCGGAATACGTTTTCTCGGTTGGATCATAGTCCAGTAACTTGGACAAATCCTTATTTGTCTGAGAAATCTCCAGCATCTTCGTTACTTCCGTAATATTAATTCCGTCAAAATGAACTTCAAATGCCGGACAATCGTCCACAAGATCACCTTCCTGTAAATTTCCTTTTGTATATTCCGGAACTGTCGGATTAGACTCTGCCGGCGTGCCCATAATCACGATCCATTCATTCTTTTCTGTATTATCCTCTTCATTTCTTGTGTACCGGTTAACAACCAGATCTATCCTCTTCATCCCCTGTGAACCATTTGTAAGTTCCACTTCATCATAAGTCCCGATTTTTACAGAAGACACATTTCCGTGATGGCACATCATTCCGCTTCGGATTTTTAACGAATTGTTGGACACCAACTCTGGCTCCAAGTTTTCTCCAGATGGCAATATACAACTCCCATCACCAACGATTCCTTCAATGATCTGCCGAAACTGTTGGCTTGTAACATGTGGTCTCCCGACTCTTCCACTAACTATCTCCATTATCATTCTCTCCTTCCAATTCGTATTCTTTGGATTCAATCCTATTAGTAATACTGTAGATGATATTTTCTATTGGTTTGCTCGAATACATCCCAGTAAGATAATCCCGCCCTCCTACAACATCACCTATATCTACATCGATTCCAAGTTTTGCTATATCCATGCCAAACGTTTTTTTACTGCACAAATCCTGTAATTTCTTTGCACTCTGGCTTTCCAGTTCATCTGTCTCTGTCGATGTATTTTCATACACTTGTGCGATTTCATCTAAGCCTTTATAATACTGTGTTTTCTTAAAAGAGCCATCCGGCCAAACATAGAGATGAAATACATTTCGATCCTGTAATTCCCCTTTTCCTGTCACGATCAAGTGATTTACTCCATTTCTTTTATCTTCCATCGTGTAATTAAGTCCACAATCCTTAGACAGCTCAATCTCATCAGAATGGTCTACAACCGGTACTGCTTCGATCAAAATATATCCCGGGATTCCTTGTTCACGTTTATGTCGAATACTCAACCTGTATCCAACAGATTTCAGCATCTTTGTAATCCCTTCCAGCAATGTACAATAACGGTCAAACTGATAATTACTTACCGTAATGCCAGTGTCCGCACCAGACACAACATACAATCCACCAAATTCCGGCTCAATCAAATTCTTAAGAATTGCATTTAACTCCCCGGACACCACCCTGTAATCATTTCCGGCCGGCGGCTCTATTACTTTCATCGTCATGCGTCCACGCCATGTATAGCCTTTCAGCTCTACATAATCCAGAGTTGTATCGGTCAACACATCTTCGATAATCCCGCCAAATTCCGTATCTGGCACATACACCAGATTTCCGAATGTCATATCTTCTGTCCAGTTACATCTGGCAATCTTGATGGAAAATTCCCTATCTTTGTTAGCATCAAAGGTGCAATTCGCATCTAACAGTGGATTGGTTCCTATTTCTCTGCTCCTTGTCGCCAGAATTACCATGCTGCCTCCTTCCGCTTCAGAAACACATATAAATCTATTCCGAAGTCTCCACTCCAATTTACCGATATCAATCCGGATGGGATTTTCTCAAATACGGAATAATCATATCCACGGACGTCAAACAGATTCGCTATTGTTCCATTGGAAAGATATTTCATGATCGTCTGCTCCGAGCTGTTTATAATCAAATATTCATTCTTCTCTAACGTAGTAAGGACTTCATATGGATAACCATTCATTAATACCTTAGGATTTACGCATGGCCCATATATGACCATTTCAAAATCGGACGGAATAATATGATCAACTTCAAATTCTGCGGTCCCTCTTTTCTCATTCATAAAATCAAATGGGAAATCACAAGAAAAATCCAATCCGCTATCTGCAGCTATTTCTTTTTGCGGGAAAAATCTTTTTTCCAAGACTGTGATCCAAGACAATTCCGGAGCAAGGAATGTAAGCTCTACCTCCGTATACACATATCCTTTCCATCCCGTTTTCTTGCTCTTATAAATCTGACACGGCAAGAACGTATCATTCACATATAAACGCCCGTAATTCCCTGTTTCAGCATCCACAGAGATGATTCTATACAGCGTTTCCATGTTCTTCGTGAACTCTTCTCTCTTTCCAAATACGTCCAAGGTAATTACCTTTTCATAACCATCCTCTGTCTCTTCCCATGTACTGTCAAACCAGTCCGCATCTATTGTACGAAAAGGTGCCCTGGTCAACCAGAGCACCTCTCCCTTACTGTTCTTATAATATGCCTTTATCATAATGCCGGCACCGCTCCTTTCGGTAATGGCTCATCAATTCTCTTTGTTCCCAGATAGATTGGACGCTTCGCCATTTTTTCTGCAGCTCTCATCTGGATTTTTTCTAACCGGTCATAATCGATATCTTTTCCTCCATCGAATCCCGGATAATTCTTTACTCTTCCAACTGTCTTGTCTGCAGTTCTCGCCGATAATGCAAGATCTACGGATTTCTGTAATCCAGATACTGCTCTCTGTACTCCTACATTCATGGACTTGATCGGAATGTTCTTCTCAAATCCAATTCCCATACCAAGAGCCATCATCTTACCTACCTGATCACGGAATACTCTGGATGGCGAATGGATTCCAAGAGCACTCTTTGCCGCATCTAATGCTTTGTTTGCTGCACTCTTCGCCGCTTCTACGATTGCACTGGCTGCACCGGTTAATCCACTGGCAATGCCCTTTATAATATTCATTCCAACACTGCCCCAGTTCACACTGGTAAATGCATTCTTAATCTGGCTTACCATGCTTGGAATCTTTCCGATCAATGCCGGTATTCCCTGCACTAGTCCAACAGCGAGTTTACTTATGATCTGCACTCCTGCGGTCAGAATCTTTGGAAGATTCGTTATGATAGTCGATGCAAGCTTTCCAATAATCACTGGTGCCTTCGCTGCCACCAATGGGATTGAATTTGCAATTCCACTTGCGAGGCCTTTCATTAAGTTAAGTCCTGAAGTAATTAATTGTGGAAGATTGCTTATCAATGATGTGACCAATGTCAGTATCATCTGTACTGCACATGGTATCAATTGAGGTAATTGTGCTGCCAGACTGCTCGTCAATGCGGATATAATGCTTACTCCGGCAGTAATCAATGCCGGCAGATTCACCGTAATTGCATTTAGGATTCCCATGATCAGCGTTGCACCCTGAGCAACCAATCCAGGTAATGCTGCAGTAATTCCATTTGCGAAATTTGTGATTACTTCCGGTCCTTTTGTCTGCACAAGCAATAGCAACTGATCAATCTGTGTGCCAAACTGGCTGTAGATCAATCCCATACCGGCTACGATAATAGCTGCTCCTGCACCAATATTGATCAACTTGAAAAATGTTGGCGCAAAGGACGCTACTCTTGATAAAATCGGTGTAAACGCATCCCCGATAAAGCCGGCGTATTCGGATATCTTTGTTCCGACTTTTCCCAGAACTTTGGAAATCTTCGCTGAAACGGCTGACATCTTTGTGCCAAGCTCTGCAAATTTCTTTGTTATTCCAGGGAACTTTTCAGCAAGCTTAGGACCAATTTGTCCAATAGCTCCACCTATCTTTTTAACAGTATCAGTTACAGCTCCAGTAATCTTTCCTCCCGGACCATTTGTCCAGGACTCAGCCATAAATCCACCAAGATCTTTCAGTCGGGGAGCTATTTTTTCTCCCAAATCCTGGAATGGAAGCGCGATGCTTTCACCGAGATATTTGAACTCGCTACCTATCTTTTTAAATGTGGCACTGGCACTCTTTGCCCCTTTAGGTACTTTACCTATAGATGTGACAACTCCGTCTATAATGCCATTAAATCCATCGGTCGCAGTTTTTACATTTTCAATCCCTTTTCCAAATATGGACAGCGCTGGAGCTGATCCGGCAATTACCACTGCCATTTTTCCAAGATTCAACAGTTGATCACTGTTCATTCCCTTTAGCTCATTTGCTAATTTGGAAATACTATCAGTAAAACCTTTTACTTGTGGAACAGCGCCGCCGATTTTCCCGGCAAGTGCGCTGACAACATCCATTCCCGTTTTTCCTAATCTTGGGATGATCTGTCCTAAATTTGTAAAAATATTCTGCGCTGCAGTCCAGAATGTCTCTACAAGGTCATTTGCACTTATAACTCCAGCTTCAAAGTTTTCCCAAGCTGCTTTGGCAGAATTCACAGAACCTTCAATTGTAGTCGCTGCTTCTTTCGAAGTAGTCCCTGTGATTCCCATCTGCTTTTGGACAACACTAATAGCATTTACAATATTTCCGAAGGACAAGCTGCTTGCATCGACTGTAACACCAAGTTCTTTCTGGACATCAGTCATCTTTGACGCATCAGAAATGAGACGTTTCATCTCTTCCTGAGTACCGCCATACCCAAGCTTTAAGTTATCAAGCATGGTGTAATTCTGTTTCGCAAAACCCTGATAAGCATTCTGGATGTCACGCATATTCGTGCCCATCTTATTTGCGTTATCAGACATATCTACAATAGCACGATCTGCGTAAGATGCCGCTTTCGCAGTATCTCCTCCTAGGCTCTGCAACAATGATGCTGAAAAGCTTGTCACTGTTTCCATGTAATTGTTTGCGGACATTCCCGCAGTCTTGTATGCTTTATTTGCGTTTGCTATGACCGTATTCGCACTGTCCTTGAATAGAGTCTCTACACCACCTACCTGTTGCTCCATGTTGGCAACTACACCGAGTGACGATTTTATAATCGCTGCAGCTCCGGTTCCGACTGCAGCAATTGCTCCAGTCATTGCCTTACTGACTATTGATAGTCCTGATTTGCCAAGACTACCAAGTTTACTTATACCGTCATTAAATCCCTTTTCATTTATCTTGGTATCAAAATTTAAATATCCGTCTGCCATACTATCATCCTTTCTGATAGCACGGCTCAACGGCTCACATGTGCTTTATATCTTTATTTTTACTTCTCTTTTACACTCCCGACAGTTAATATATACCCCCTCACATTTGGCTGTATTATCGTATATTAATAACTTCTTACCGCAATAAGGACACCGGAACCACTTTCTTTCTGTCGGGATCTTAATCATATGCTCCATCACGCAAACATTTCTCCAATCTCATAATCTGTCATTTTTCTCCGATTCTTCTTTTTCAGCGCAACTATCTCCTGTATCTTTTTAATTCTCTTACGCTCGTCCTTATCTTTAATTGTCCGGAGATCTATGCTCCGGTACATAATTCTCTGTTTGATCTCTGTCTTTTCCGGAAGGCCAGCAAACAATGTCTGGAACTCCCACCAGTGCATATACGGAATCGTCTGCAGATTAATTCCATACACCTCTCGGAATGCACTGTAAATACACTCTGCATCTTGTTCAAAAGAATACAATTGCTTCGGTGCAGATCCGGTAATACTCTCATCCTCTTCTGCGTTTTCTGTTTTCATTGCCAGAAAATCACCCAATGCATAAACTGCTGTTTCCAGATCATCCGGAATCCCATCTATGTACCACTGCAACAACAGTTGGCACTTAATTTGCCAAGGGACTTTGGCATCATCAATCAATTGTATAAAACGGATCCATTCTCTAAAATCGGTTTCAACTAAGAATCTTTCTCCATTTACTCTGACTGTTTTCGGAAATTCTTCGAATAAAATATTCATAACATTTTACCCTTTGTAATGCTGCTTCTTTTTCTTTCCCTGCTGTTTGTTGTAATAACGTCTCTGCTGTCTGTTTCCATGTTCCTGCACGTTATATCGATCATATTTTTCGAAGAACTCTTCTGTCTGAGTATTTTCACATTCTGAAAGTTTCTCTCCTGCTTCTATACATAATTTATAACTTGTTCTTCCTTGGAACATAGCTTCATGCGTTCCTTCCCCGAAAAGATAATCGAAAAAGTTAAAATAGCACTGACACTGAGCTCTAAACAATTCTGCTGTTTTCCCTGTCTTTGGAACTTTAGCTGCATCTTCCGACAGCTTCTCTTGTGCATATTCCAAGTCCGTCAAAAAATCAGCATCTGTAAAATCCACTTCCGTTTCAAAATCTCCAAATTTAAAAAGGCTCATCGGCTCACTCTCCTATCTTTACTCTGCTGTAAATGTACATGTCTGCCAGCTATCTGTTGTTGTGGCAGTTCCTTTAATGATTTCCCCGGCTGCTTTCAAGCTTCCCTTGTAGATCAGTGCATCCGTTCCATCGCCTTCCGTATCCGGGATCACGCTCCAGTCACGTTTTCTTGCAGTACAAGTCGTACTTCCTCCTGTTTTCTCATCGAACAGATCTACAACCACCACTGTTACCTGTGCGTCTGATCCAAGAAGTTCATCGTCCGTGATCATTGCAAGTTTTTTCTGTACTGCATCGTTCGTGTATAAGTCAAACTCATAGTCCATAGATGGTGCATATCCTACCACATCAGATCTTTCACTTGCTTCATCTACGTACTGCCTACTGTATTCTGTGGAATTTTTCCCATCAGACAGCGATGTGAATCCTGTCATTCTGGTGTATGTCTTTCCATCACCGGTTACATCCATAAACGCAACACGCTTATGTCTGCCTACTAATTTCTTTTTGCTTGTATCTCCTTCCATGATACAACCTCCTATCTGTATATTACTCTGCAAATCATCTGATACCGCCCCAGGTCAACCTCTGCACTAAACAAATAGCCGGACTGCAGCACGTCTACTCTGGTAGCATCGTGCCCGTCCAGCTCTGGGAGAATATCATTCATGTTGTTACTTTCGACCCACTCTTCAAAAGCCTGATAAAAACCACTGTTAGCAATACCAGTTCTGGCATCACCGTCATACGCTTCCTTGCTCGTGAATGCGAATTGAAACTGTTTCAAGCAGGTTCCATCTGTGTATCTCTTGTAGACGGGATCCGCCCCAATTGGGTCAATGGAATATTCCATTCCATCACCCAGATAATCAATATTTATCTTCCGATCATCAATATCCGGATTCAGCATAACATAATCACGGATACTCTGAATAATTGGTTTTTTACTCTCTTGCAATCCTCTCTGCTCCTTTCAGGATTGGTTCTTTATGGCTTGCTTTCATAGTTTCAAACCATCTTGGCTTACTTTTATTTTCATAATATTGCCGGCGGGCATAAGGCGCTAAATATTCGATACTTCCGGATCCGATCACTGTTCCAAGTGTTCCTGATTTAATCAGAAATCCTGTTCGTCTTGGTGTAAGTGGATTCATATACCTCAGGCATTCTGAATCAACAAATTGTTGCGCTTTGGAAAAGCTTTCTGCCTTCCGTGCGGCAAATCCCGGTGCCCACTCAATCTTTGCGGTCACGCTACCGTTTTCATCTCTTGATGTGAATACGCTGCCTCTTGGTGTCATGATTCGAAATTCTTTTTTCTGTGCCATTTACTCACCTTCAATCTTCCAATGTGGCAACCCGCCGAACCGGTTATCTGACCAGGACAACACTTTGCAATGTCTCAACCGTACGTCTTTCAGATCAGCTGGCCTTTCAATCTCCTGAGCATACTCGCCGAGTACAATCTGATCATCTGTCTGAATGGTCCAGTGTTCTTCCGGATCTTCCAGCTTCGCATATTCTTCCGGCGGAAGATACTGATCCGCATTCTCTACATCGGTAGGAATACGGATCTTATATACTTCTGCACTGTTTAGTCCGGAATCACCGGCGGATGCTTTGTGGTTAACATATATATGCACATTTTCAATAACGGTTCTATGCCAGGTATCGAAATGGGTGAGTAAATCGTACTTATGGTTATAGACAGTTATCGTTGCATTTGTTAACACAACAGCATCCCACCTTTCTTGATAGCCATCCTGTTGGAAGTAAGTATGTAGATGCTGCTTCATATGCTTTTTTTCTGATCAGTTCTTCAACTGTTTGCCCATCCGCTTGTTCGACAGCATATGAAACACTGTATCCATCATTGTTTTCAGATTTTACAGTACCTGCTTCTCTTTTCTTTTCACAAGATGCATACACATCCGCAACTGCACACACAGCATCTTTTACTGCCATGTTCTCAGTTGCAAATATATTTCCACGAATATACGTCAACTTTCTAATATAGGCTTCGGCTTTGCGTTCTGCAGACGGAAATTCCTTTTCAGTAATCCCGCCTCCGTACTGATCTGCATAATATCCATAATCTACATACATAAGTTATTCCTCCCTACTCTCCCGCTTTCAGAATCGAGAACGGGCATCTCTTTGTCTTATCTTTTGCAAGTGCATTGATAGGATTTGGAACTTCCCAACCCATACGCATAACTGCACGAAGTGCAACCATATCGTTCTGCATCAGGTTGTATGCGATAGTTCCGTCTGTATTCTGTACAACACCTTCTGTAAACAGCTTGAATGTAATATCCTGTCTGATAGAATATACAAGCTGCGAGAAATCTCCGGAGACCATCAGGGCCTTAGATTTATCCCATGCTCCATTGATTGGGAAATTCATCGGAGAACCATCCAATGCATATTGCGTAGATCCCTGCATATCTGATTTAAACAGTGGATCGCCGTTAGCATTCTTTAATCCTCGGAGCTTTGCCCTCATAGAAACATCAGCCATATGACCATTCACTAAGTATCCGCATTTTTCAACTTTGTCAAGAACACCTTCTTCTGCCATAATCTTATCGTATAGTGGATCAGCGGAACCAAGAGTTACTACGCTTCCGGCTTTTGTTGCCGTAGTGACGATATCATCTCTCCAAGTAGACGGTTTATCTACTCCGAATAATGCAGCTCCATCAATCTTTGTTCCGAATGCTTCTGTTACCCTCGGTTTCACCTCGCCCCAAATATCATAGTCTGAATCATCTAATACGGACTCTGGAATCGGTACAATTACCGCAATTTCTTCCGCAATAATAAACTTCTTATCCCATGCCTGCTTGGTCGTTTTCTTCTGTCCTGAATCACCGTTCACAAAATAAGCAATTGGCAGCATATCCAGTACTGGCATCTTGTACTGCTTACTTGTCATATTTGGCAGCTTACGTCCTCTTGAAAGAACAGCTGACTGAGCAATAACACCCTGAATGATCTCATTTGATTCCTGTACTGGAATCAAAGATTCTGCACCGCTTCGATCGATAATGCTGACATCATTCTCAAAAAGCCTTAAATTCATTCTGTTTTTATTCATCTTCTACCTCCGTTATCTTCTCGCTGCAGCACGGATACGATCATTGATGGAAGCGTTCATGTTTCCACCAGAACCTTCTGAAGAATTTCCAGAAGATGTGGAAATGCGATAAGAACCGGCATTTCCTGTAAATTTCGGATTCTCCTTCAAAAATTTGTCTGCAGCTTTTTCAAATGTTGTTTTATCATCTACAAGTTTCGATACCTTGAACATGACATAATCCAGATCTTCTGATCTAACGCCTTTACCAGATAAAGTCTTCTCATTCTCCATCTGCTGTACTTTCGCCAGCGCATCATCAAGATCTTTCTGCAATTTTGTAGCATTTGGCTGATTAGCTGCACGTTCTGCTTTGAAATTATTGATTGCCTGTGTCACCTCAGATTCTGTCATGCCCTGATTTCTAAAAAAATTGGCAAGAGCTGTCCTCTCAGACCTCTCTACCCGCGCACCTGCAATCTCTTCCAACTGTTCATAGGTATATGTTCCGGTTCCATGTGCTCCGGATGCGCTCCCAGCGGATCCCTGACCGCCGTTTCCAGTCCCAGCATTTCCACCCTGATTACCAGAGCCAGCTCCGCCGCCGTCATCAAAGAGCTGTAAATTCATTCTGTATCTCATGTTTCTACCTCCGTTTCGCCTCGACAGGCTCCCGAGCTTTTATATCGTCTTCACGTTTTGGACATAATAAAAACACCCTCTCGGATGTTTATTTCTGAAATTCTATGCAGTTGTATTCCCGGTTGACATCTGCAAGTCCCAGGAACCATGAATCTACCAGAAGTTTCCCGCCATCTGATAGATCTTCCCATTTAATTACCGTATTTCCGCATCTTGCATCTACCTTAATCTTATCGTGTGTAAGATCTTGAAGTGAATTAATCAAACTACATGTAAGAGCTGATGCAGCCGTACACGCTCGATCAATGCCGCTTGGTTCTTTCCGGCAAGCATGACCAGTTATACTAATACTGTTATCTTTTACTGTTACAATTATCATCCGTTACTCCTTTGTCTCTATGACAGTTACAGTTCCTTCGAAAGCACCAAGATCTCTCTGCTGTCGGAATGTGTGAGTCTCAGCCACATCATCATCCGTCATCGGTCTTGTAAGATACCATAAAGAGTCATCTTTCCATGTAATTTCTTCTAACTTCTGATTTGGTTCAAGTTTCACTGTTGTCTTTCCACCATAATTTTTTGTTGCTGACTGGCATCCAGTCAGACATGCAACCGACATGATAATCGCTGTTAATACTACTGCTATTCTTTTTTTCATTGTTACTCCTCCTAAAATTGCGTACAAAAATACCACCGGCTTTTCGACTGGTGGTAGCTACATGGATAATACTTTCATATCATTCCATAATTCCTTTAACTGTTTATCATTTATTTTATGTTTATCAAGCATTGCCTTGGCATCTGTATAGAAATTAGTCTCACCTTCTGGACACCTGCATATAAACGGCTCATCATCTCTCCACGAAATATTATATCTTTCTCCATAAAGAATAAACTCGATATCTAATCCTATCTCTATAGCTTCTGACAGCTCAGACAAGTTCTCAAATTTTGCATAATCTTTATACTCAATCATTTCAATCACCTCTTCTCGAGAATATCTTTATTGGCAATTTCATGCCCTAATTTAAGTGGATTATCGTGCTTTGCTTCACGTTTCAAGTTACCTTTTTCATCAAGATACCAGTTATGATAATGCGGTACAATCGGATGTTCTTTTGAATTTCCGTGATCCGTCATATCTATGTCTAATCTTGGCCTTCCATCATTTCCGTAATATCTGCGTCTCTGCAAGACACCATCTTTGAAATTATCAAACACGCTATTCGGAGTGCCTTTATACGAGATAGAATGTACTTCTCCTATTTGTTTCTTCTTCAGTGCTTGACTCTGCCATTTTACATCTGTATATGCTTCACTGATAATTTTCCATTTCTCACTATCATTATATTTCATCTGGCCGAAATTAACAAGCGAACCAATATAATCTCCCAGAACTTCTTTATACCGCTTATACTGAGCCACATCTTTGGATGCATTCTCGATCATTTCACGCGGGAACAATGCATTCTGTCGTTTGCTATTCGTTGCCACTCGACCTTTCGTGTCCAAATAAATACGCTCACGTTCTTCAGTAAGCTTCATCTTCCGACAGAATCTGGAATACTCATTAAGCTGTCCTTGGTACTTTGCTTTATGCAACAGAATTTCATCTGGATCCGCCTTGCCTTTCTGGAGCAAGCGGACCTTTTCTCTCTGTGCTCTCATTGCTACTTCCATCTGCCGCTGTCTCTGCTTAGCCCCATACAGGGTATATTCCTTATCCCTAAATTTCTTCGGTTCACTCTCTTCCAGATTCTTGGCATCCAGCCATTCATCCGACCAGTTACGTTCGGACAATCCCGGAAAGAACGGATAATAAGTATGATAACAGTTCACGCCAAGAAGTCCCGTGACCGTTCCCAAACCGCATACTGAATATAGCTGTTGTTTTGACCAGACACGCCCCTGCCATACTGCATGAGTCGGACGTGCTCCGGCATGCCACTCCACCTCAAAATACTCGGTACCAAGCTTCTGTGCGTTGTACTCAGATATCTTTCCGGTAATCTGACTAACTGCAGTCATGACCGCTCTCCTTGCAGCCACATCCACCCGATCGGCTCTCCCTGAAGCATAATCAATCTTCCGAAGTCCGCTGTTCGTGAGCTGTGTAACTACTCGTCTCAGGACACTGTTATAATCAAACGCGCCGGTTACGATATCATAACATGCTGCATCCAGATATCCGGAATATACCTGGGCAAGTGGCGTCAGCACCTTCCTGCCATTTCCGTAATCCAGATAGAATCCAAGAGAATTGGTTACATTCTCCAAATCTTCACAACCCTGATCAATAATTGCTTCTGTGATCTGCTTAAGTTGTTCATTCTGATCATACAGTATATATTCTGCATTGATCTGCTCATATACATCCTTATCTCGAACATATTCCTTTTCGATTACCTTGTCGTACAGCTCAAACATCTCCGGGTAGGAAGCATTAAGCGTCTTTTTGATTTCCCGTTCAATGTCCTCCGAAGAATATCCCAGAATCCGCAATCTGTTGATCTGCCAATCTGCAGTGCTGGTGATCTCACCAGTTTTAACAATCCTTCGAACAATGTCTTGCATGATTCGTTCTTCCAAATCCTGATATCTGGCTGCGATCTTACCGGCCATCTTATTTTTGTAATCATCTCGCATTACTCAATCACCTGATTTTGTTCCGGGAGATTCTTAGCAGCATCTTCTTCTGATTCTCCATACCATTTAGCACGGTACTCTGCCAGACTCATGACTCCCATACTGACATCTTGTCGGTCTCTGCTCCGCTCTGTCTCTTTGTCCTCAATGATCGAATCATCAAAATCAATGGTGATTTCGCATTCAGGATTCAGTGGCTCGTTCAATACCATTCCCAAACGAATGATAATCCGGATCAGTTGCTTTAATGCATCTTCTAACAGGATTTCATGCTTCTTAATCATCCGATACATGTCTGAATTTTCCGAAATAATCTCTGTTGCCGTCTTTGCTCCTGTTGCTCCGAATTGATATCGATCAGTACCGAATCCACATTTAAGAGAAAGATAGTTCAGATCATCGTTAATTGCTTTACTGTGCTGATCAGTTCGAAGTGACATGTCAATTTCCTTTAACATTCCTTCTTCATTAGCATCATCTTCCGGAAGAGCGTAAAATACACTGTCATCCGGATCGAATGCCGGAGAACCATCCTCGTTTGTCAGCATCTCCGGCCTGACAAATATTCGTTTTCTACCTAGCTCAAATTCATTGCAATATGAATCATATTCGGTATCCAGCTTTTTCAGCACATCAATCGCATTTGCAAATATAGCAACACCCATTGGATTGTTCTGATCTGCATTATTTGTGATATTTAAGCGATCTATAACAAATTGCGGCTCGGGTGAACCGGTTTTAACTTCTTTCGCAAGTGTTTGGAACGGCTTTAATAATTTCCATTCCTCTTCTGTCAGCTCCGTTCCCTCCTGACTTCCAGATTCGCACCGCAATACAGCATTACTGATCACGTACTCCCCATTTTTCAAAAGATGAGATTGTAACTGGACATATTTTTTTCTTGAAATCGTATGTGGAAATGCAAAAATGCATTCCGTTACCCTTCCATTATTCCATGTTACTGGGTATATGTTTGGTGCATCCACGTAATTGATGCAAATTCTTCCAGAAAGAACTTCTCCATCCTCTGTAATCTCCACATCTTCCAAATATGGGATGTACGCCACTGTACCAGTAAAGGCTTTCCGCTCCTGGTAATCATTTCCCATCACAAGGAAACGGTTGTCATCCAAAACCTGCTGCACATATTCATCCGTTTGATCATCATCAAGAGTAATTGTCACCCGTTCATTCAAAAGGAGATCCGCAATATCTTCACTCAGCTTCTTCGCCATTCCCATACTCTTTCGCCTGCAGCGTTTGTATGTTCCACGTCCACTGTATACCTTGTAGAAAGAGAAGTTTCGGACATTTCCCTCATACCAGGATATCCATTCCGCTATCTTTCGGTAAAAGGATGGATCCACAGTATCAATCCCCTTCTTTTTGAAATAATTAAAGATATTCATCGTCCTTCTACCTCCTTCCTGCTAATATCACATACATCTATTTCTTCCGTTTCGTCTTTCGGCAACCAGTATTTTAACCTCTTCCAGGCTCCCATAACACAATATCGGATTGCGTCCATACAATGGTCATCTTCTTTTACAGGTACTTCCTTGCCTTTTTCAATGGATTTCTTGTCATACTCATAAGTTCCAAATTCACTTACTGCATATTCCTGTTTTGGGGCTACGCTCATAATGTCAAAACATAACACTTTCTGCACACGGCTGATTCCAAGTGCCACATCATTTTCAGCATCTCTTAGCAGTACCTGGTAATCCAGGCTCACTGCCCTGGTTGCCCGCCTTACTTCCTCAGCAAGACCTTTTGCAGATGGGTCGAGGAAAATATAAAAGACTCGGTTGTCATACTGTTCATGCAAATCATTCATGAACTCAACCAAGTCTTTCGCATATTCTGACGGACTCCTCTGCTTTCCGCTTTCTCGTCCACTGTGGTAATATTCTCCAAGTCCCGGAAATTTCTTCCGGTATGCGTCAAATCCAAATGCTTCAAATGTCGTTGCGTTCTGTTGTCCGTAGTCGCCGCCGATATAAATACGATCATATCGCCTATCCGGATCCGGCTTCTGTCTGTGTCGATCACTAAACATATAATAGATCAGTTCGTCCACACCAACAGCCTGTCCGAGCCATACCCACCGATACATTTTTTCATCCACGAGCTTCATAGCTTCTGCAGATGCAATCAACGCTTGCCCCAACCAGCTGACCGGAACATCTCTGTAATCCGTGTGAATATGAATGCAGTCATCACGCTTTTCCATCTTTTTGCACCATTGGTTGATCGGTGCATTTGGATTCTTGGGCGGGTTATACAGATAGATCATCTGGAAATCACTGTCATTTCCTCGAACGAATGTTGCTTCGATATTGCTCAGCTCATCTTCGCCTTCACCATCATCGAAGAACTCAGTCAGCTCATCCAACACCACCAGCTTGATTGGCTTATCCTCATCGATAATACCTTTCGTATCGTCGATGCCGTCTGATCCGGAGAAATAAATGGTCGTACCGTATTTTTTGTAAGTGATTTCCATCGGGGATTTCGTGATCGTGAATTTGTTCTTCGAAATTCCCAACCGGTTAATCCCTCTGATCATTTCCTTGTACACTGTCTTCCGGAGCTTGTTATGATGCTTGCGAAGAACTACTGCAGAACCATGCGGATCTGATACAATCTGGTAATCGGTTCGAATAGCAGCATAACTGGACTTTGTTCCGGCACGACCGGAAGTCAGGATAATGTGTTTAACTGTCCTGTTGTTGAATATCGGCAGGTACTTCGGTATCACTATGTCTGATATCTTCACCTGTTGGCGCATCGTTGACAATCACCACACCATCCTCTCCGTCATCATTGCCACTGGATTTCATTCTTTCCGTATTGGCTTTGATCTGCAGGATTCTTGCTTTCTGCTCATCTGTAGCAAGATCCCAGTTCTTATGCAGCAGATCTTCATACCGGTTAATCATGCCTTCCAGCGTCTTCTGTGCTCTGGCTTGAGCCGATAAGAAGTTTGCCTGTTTATCCCACGCCTGCTGCACTTCCCATTTTTCAGAACAAATATTTCCGGAGCTATCTGCGATCTTTGTCGTTGTCGCATCTTCCTGATCACGAACATACATAATCTTCTGTGCCCGGATAATGGCTGCATATGCAATCTGGATCTGATCCCACAGGACATCAAGCGGATCTTCCGGCATTTCCTGAATGATGGATAACGTCTCTTCCGGAAGATGTTTGGAAAAGAACCCGAACTTCTCAGCATGCTTATTCCCCGGCGGACCGGTTGCATTCTTGTTACCTGGTTGTCCGCCCCGTTTCCTTTTTCCGGGTACGACAGAGGGTGCACCCTCTGCTTTAGAAGGTGCACCCTGTTCTTTCTTTAATTTAGACCAGCCATACCGCTTGATCCAGCTTTTTATTGTATTCAAACTGGTATTATATTTCTCCGATAGTTTCTTCGGGGGGACACCTGATAGGTAATCATTCTTGATTTGTTCTTTTACATCCGGCACGTCACCACCTCTCTCTTTCCGTTTTTTGCATTATAAAAGCACCCCGGAGGGTGCCTTCCCAAAATAATATATGTATCATTTTTTATCATCGCTTTACTAATCGTTTTAATTATTTTAAGTAATTGCAAGATACCCCTCTGCTATTAATCGCTGAGCCACTACCTCCATACTATCACTCTCATCAGCAACGTTAACTGCATAATTAGTTAAAATAGCGCTTAATAAAATCATCGCTTCTTTATCCGTCTTATTAATCAAACCATAAAGAACGGTTTTTTTATATTCATCTTTTAAAAGTTCTTTTTCATGTTCCCATTTCTTTCCCTCATGATGTTCTATTTCAAACGAAATATCGTTTAATTCTTGGACCAAAATACTATCTAACTCTCTTTGCCATTTTTGTATATCCGGTGCAAGCAATAAGCCAAATGGATACAAATCATTCTCTGTGTATTCCAAATACTTAAGAAATTCCATAAATTGCATAACATATTTTTCTGCATAAAGCAAATACGCTGAAACTCGTCGGCTAAGCCAAGTATCCTCATATTTTCTTATTTCATACAATTTATTCAAAAATTCTCCCAATTTTTTTCTATCTTCTACAATAGTCATATAAATTGTCCAATCTTCTTTTGGATTGTTGCTTTTCACATTAAACAGCTCTGGATGTACAATATTTACATCTTCTATTATATTTGCTTCTTGTTCTAATTTAATTACCTTTTTTATCGCATTTATTTTATCTTTTGCCAACTCTGTATTAAGCTCTATTTTTTTCTGGTTTTTCAATCCCCAATTAGGGAAAATTGATTTTGCCACTGCCACAATCCCTCCGCTGCCAATTACAAATGTTGCAATTCCAATTATATACTCTACTTTCATATTTTCCTCCACACTAACAAAACCTATCTTCATAATATCCCATTTTTCGACATTACGCAACGAAAAAGACACCCGCGTTGCCAGGTGTCCTCTCTCGGTTTTATTAGGTTGTGGGGGGAACTAATCGAATGATTTGATATCTGTTCATCAATTCCAGTATAATAATAACATAGTCAAAATATGAATGTTATGAATGTTTCAAAATATCTTTAATAACCTTTGACACCATAGACTGTGTATATCCGACGCTCTCCCCAACTTCTTTCTGCGTCATTCCATCCAAAAATACCATCTCGAATATATCCTTAACCGTTCCATCAGGCATTGCGGCTATGTACTTCTCTACTTTCTCGTTCTCCCGGATCAGCTGATCTTTTCTCTTCTCTTTCTCATGGATCCGCATCTTCAATGTAGTTGCTGCCTTTGGCTCTTCCACTCTCACCTGCACATGCTCCTCGATATAAGGGAAATCATCCGAACTCTTTGTAACCTTCCCCGATACAACTGGTACTGCGTCCAGTCTTTCCTGAAGCTTGGCAATAATTCCATCCAGATTCTCAATATCCCGCTTATTCTTCTTGTATTTACTTAGCTGCTCTCTGTTCATTATACTCCCGCCTCACTCTTTCCTGAATCCCTTTAATCAGCACTTCTCCATCCATGTCACTGTACATCTCAATGCCTTTACGAAAAAATAATTCACATTCAATCCTTGTATGAAGTGCATTCGTATCCTTTGGGTGTCGCCTTAGCCTGATTAATGCCCGCCGGTAATCATCCGCTGCCAACTTTACAACTGCTGCTTTTAAATTTTCATAGCATTCGACATATTCACTCATCGCCGGTCACCTCTTTTATGTCTACTCCCATCTTCCGCAAGTAATCCTCCACTGAATAGCTCTGATAAGCTGCTGGTGTATGGAATCTCTCACTTGCCTTCGCATCATGACTTTCTTCCAACTCCTTATAGTGTTGCTGATCATCCAGCTTTACCTGTTTTCTGTCTCTTCCTCTGTTCAATCATTTCTCAGCTCCTTCGTCGTTTTGTTTGTATGGTTCCGGCAATGGTGTCCACTGAACAACATTGGCTAAAACAGGAAAGCCCGTATTGGCATTTATCCAGTGCTCCATGTGATCAACGATTTTAAAATAGGCGAATATGCACATTCTATCCTCAATGCTGCATTCAATATCAGCTACCACAATCTGCCTATCTTTTGGCAATCTCTCACTACACAGAATCCACTTGCCGAAATCATCATTCTCCTCCCGATCTTCATACATCGCCAGTCTATCCACCAGTTCCTGCTTCTTATTCGGGGACCAGTATCCTCGCTTTATACCGTTCTCTCTTTTATGTGTTAATCTCTCCATATCTTTTATCTTCATCCTTTCGCCTATTTTAAGCATAAAAATACCAACCATCGAATATTGATGGTTGGTATTTTCAGACATTAAATGTAATAACTGCCATAATTATCGATACTAAAATTCCAGTTATTCCAATTAAAATTGATATTTTATTATTTCTTTCATTTTTCTTTATATCCGTTGTAAGACGAACAAATTCATTTTCTGTTCTTTTTATAATATTTTTTTTAACAATTTCATTTGCTTCAATCTTACTAAGATCATATAAAATATCTTGTTGATATTTTTCGCACTTATTAAATGGATTTTGTTTTTCCAATTGATCCCTCACACTTTTTAATATGTCTTCATATTCTTTTAACGAGGACAACTTTTTGTTTCCACTATCAATTCTGAATATGATTGCATCTAACCATAATATAACATTAGGGAAAAATTTTTCTATATGAGCATCTTCTCGAACATACCCGTCATAAAATCTTTTAATTTCTTTTGAAAGAATGTTAATGTCTTGTTCATCGTATGCTTTGCATATATTTTCTAAAGCTTTATATGATATTTTTAAATAGCCTACCTTATTATTGTCAATAAGATATATAACAGAACTAATAACAAACACAAAATAGATTATAATAAAAATCAAAGCTGGTAGCATATATTATCTCCTATTTATCATACTTTCCTAATGAATTATACCATTCCAACCATCAATATTCAATTGTCAAGGTTCGACACCATTCTACATTTCTATCTTCTTTTCTTTCTCCTCCCAGTATTCAACTATATATTCTTTCTTCCCCTTCGCATTCCCTGGAATCATCCTGTACCCGATCTTAACCGTATATCCCGCCTTCACCAGTAGCCTTGCGATCATCAGCCGGTCTTCTTCATTCAGTCCAACCGTCCCGCCACGAACATTATGTATTATCGCCATCGTTTTCTCCTTCCTCCGGAATCAGTTCTGGAAAATCAAATATTGTCATTTGTCCCTCAACATTTTCAGCTCTCCTTTTTTCTTCTTCCATTCGTTTCTTTTTGTATTCGTTATATTTCATTCGGTACTTATAACTCTTTCCGAAAATATTCCATGCTGCCTTTACTACATTCGGCTCATACTTTCGAATCTTTTCAAGATCTTCTACTGCCTTATACGATATCGGGCATCCGCAGCATCCCGTTCTGGTCAATCCATACACTTCATATGCATCCGAATATTTTATTTTGTAATACTCCTTATACCATGCCTTATCCTTATCGGATACATAATAGAGCGGTCTTAGCCGATAATGTCCATCCGCCGTTTCTGTGAAACAAAGAGCCGTATTATCTTTTCTAGGAACCGATCTCATTCCGCCTTCATCTCTTCGTTCTCCAGTTATAACCATGTCGTAATCTTTCTGAACTTTATGCGCGATTTGCTTTTTGCAGTAGTAACAGCAGCTCGCACTTATCATAAATTCTGGCGGATATTCCTTGATGAAATCCCGCATGTATTTTGAAGAATTGATTACGAGCTGAATATTTGGTCTCGGTTCCCCAGCTGAATTACAACAACAAAGAAAGTTAATCAGACTCTCACATTTAGGATATCTTTCTTTTAACTCTTTTCTTTTCGCCGCCTTATCTTCTGCCTGATCATATTCATCTGCTATAGATAAAGGGACTCCTTTCTTTTGCCATTCGGACAAACCTCCTGACATAATTTTCGATACGAATGGAATTCCATATTTTCTTGTTGCCCGGACGATGTTGATCTCCGGTCTTCTCTCTTCAATTTCCACTCCATACTTTTCCGCAACGCACTTTACATGATCTCTTGTTGCTTTCATTTCCAATCCGGTATTGAAAAATACATATTTAATTGGCGGTAATTCGAACATTGCCCTGGTCCGCTCAATTAAATCGAGCATGATGTCGCTGTCTGATCCGCCCGAATATGAGCATATGGCGTCCGGATGTTCTATTAATCTCTTCGCAATAATACTCTTGATTGCTTCAAATTTTGCCGGCGAATCAAAATCTGCATAATCTGGTCTGTCTGTATAAACTTTACTTACTCCGTTTTTCATCTTTCAAAAGGAGCCGATGCATCATTACTCCGGCCGGAGCTCCGTCTCCTTTCGTTATGTTAAAAATCAAATACTATTTCCGGTGCCGGTATAAAATCGACGCCACATTCTTCTCTGTTGTCCAGCTCTATCCTCCTGACCGCCTTATTGATCTCTCTGGCATTGTCCTTGCAGTACACATAGCCATCCGGCGCATATAAATTTTTCACTTTCCCGTTAATCCGATCTAAAATCGTTTGATATGACATATGGTTCTTCCTGCCGGCCTCTCTTACCGATCTGTAGAAATCAACGATCTGTCCTTCTTCACTGATCTTCACGACCGAAGTTTCACATCCGTTGCCTCTTCCGGTTAATCTACCAAGTTCGCTTCTGGTAATGATTCCGATGTTGTTCAATGCATCGTCTGTGATAATCCCGTTCTTGTGATAAGTTACCATTCCCGGAGGCAATTCACCGATAAATGTGATCTGCATCAGCTTCATGATAACCTGTTCCTTGCAGTTCAATTTCACAACCCTGCGACCGTTCGTAGTCTTGATATATGGGTGCAGCGCTTTGTACCCACGTTTCAGTGCCCTACGAACATTGCCGAAATAGTTGATCTGGTACTTCCCGTCATATCCTGGAATGTCATACCATCCTCTTGGATTGATCTGCTTAATCCGCATGATTTCCAACTCCCGGAATTCCTAAAAGCGCTCTTTCCATCTGGTCCATGTCATAATCACGGCCAGTGAAATTATTAAATCCAGTGCTGCCACGTTTGGCGGTCTCTTCCTTCCTTGTCTGGCTTCTCCTCTGGTCTTCTTTCTCCCAGGTACGCACTGCTGCTTTCCAGTTCTTCATTTTGTTTTTCCCTACCATCCAGCCTTTGGATTCATAAAAATCAACAAAGGCTTGCGGATCTACTTTGTTCCCACGTTCCTGGCAATACGCTCGGACCGTTTCCACATCCGGCGGTTCAAACCGCCCTGTATTATTAATTCTTTTATTCTTTCCTTCTTTCTTTTCTTCTATTGCCTGTCGATTGCCTGTCGATAGATTGTCAACAGACGTGTCGCTTCGTGTGTCGCTTTTCATGTCGTTCTCTGTGTCATTTTGCCTGTCACTCGATTGGTACTTACAGTAATTAACCACTGTATATACGCTATATTTTGCGTGTCGATTGCATGTCACTTCGCCTGTCTTTTTAAGGTGTTCCAGTGCTGTGCGAACCTCTCTTTCACTCAATCCAGTCTCTGCAGACAGCTTGGATATCGAAGAAACAAAGCTTCCTCTTTCAATTACTTCTTCTCCAAAGTAACCTCTTTTCCAATTCACCCGGAGTAACATATGTATAAACAACCGGCAGGTATTAACATCGTGATACCAGCACCAGTCTAGCAATGACCGACTGACTTTAATATAATTACCGTTCATACAGCTTCATCCAATCATCCAGTGGCATAGTAACCAGCCACTCTTTTCTATTCTTCCGATGCATAACAACCGGCATTTCACCGGTTCTTGCATCATTCTTTGACTGTTCCACGGCATCATAGATATTCAGCTTTTCTACTCTCTTGCATTCAATATGAATTCCCGGAAGACCAACTACATCTGCGTCACCATTAGATCCGCAATACTGTTGACCTCTCCGGCTGTCCTCATATCCATAGCTTTTGAGTATTGCAGCAAGCTCAAGCTCACCTTTCTTTCCCTTCTGGTTTGAATTCATTTATTATGTCCTCCAATCAATGCCGTTTTCTTTACAATCTTTTATAGCTCCATTCAGAGACCAATCTATGGAATCTCTTCTGCTTTCCTCCTGCCTGACATATGCTGCAAGCATTCCTCTTTCCATCGGATCATCCAGATCAGGTCTGAAATATCCCTTTCCATCCGATAGATTCAAGATAGATCCGTCACGCCTTGCATAATGAATCAAATCTCTTACCTGACGGTCCATGAATCCAGTCTTCATACACAGCTCATATCTTGTGACCGCATTAGCTCGTCCTTTCGGAATATAATCACAAATGTCAAATCCCTCACAGTTCAATGACCGGAGATAATCCTCTAATTCTATCTGTCCTTCCATGCTGCTCCTTTCCGCCAGAGCCTGGCTCTCTGGCCGTGATACAACATCTTGTGCAATAAATAACGCTGGGTGAGTGCTTATGCGTTACATTTCTTGGTTACAATGCCAGGGAATCTATGTTAATAAGTTACAACCTGCTTTTCCCGAAGATCTCTCTAAACTCTTCCCTTGTCCCGTAATGTTCCTCGAAATACTTTTGAGCCATTTGCTTCAATTCCAGATCAATGCCCTTATTCGGATTCTGATGAACACTGTCCGGATAATTCTCATGTAAGTAATAAGCTATCGGTATTACAAAGCCGTATTTCTCAGACATTGATCTATACGGGCCATAAAATATATGATGTCGATGGCAATATGGCGTGCCGGTAAAATAACAATGATCCATATCATCTGTGAACACGCTCCACAATTTCTTAGACATCCACACCATACCTTTCTTTCAGGAGTCTCTTTTCTTCTGGTGTGGCGATTTCTCTATCCGGGATCTGTGCCTCCTTACACATTGTGATCAGCCCCGATATCAGCCTGGACATTTCCTCGGTATTATAGGTTCGGCTTCCTCTGAGGAGTCTGTATGTCCGGTACATCACACCGTCAACTCCTTCTCTCACTTGTGAGGTGGGCTGCAAATGATATTCTGTAGAGTTTTTCACTTTATTCTCTGCTTCTTCCGTGTCTGGAATTGTTGTAAATGCCGATTTTTCGGATAATATTACCGGATATCCATATCTTATAAGACACATGTTGTGTGCTTCCGGATTGCTCAATTCAAGCTTTTTAGCAAACTTCGTAATTAATACCCAGTAATAGGCATTCGCATCTAAGCTTCTCTTTTCTCGATGTTTCTTAATCTGAATATCAAGCTTCTCACAATCTTTCAGTTCCTGGAATGCATCTCTGGCATCCTCATTCACTTCTACAGAGATGCTCTGCTTTTTAGTAGCATAGTCCATCTTCAAGCCTTCGAGTTTTCCTGTGAAATTCATCAATCATCACCGTACTTTTTCTTGATTGCATTCAACATCTTGGCACACTCTGTTTCCGTAAGTGTATCCACTGTCTTTCCGTTTCCACATACCCAAGCATCCAAATCAATACCGTGCGCCGTACACTGCGTTTTAAGCGTCTTCTTCTTTGCTTCTGATGCAAGATTCTCTCCTGTTCCAGGAATCTTTGCTTCCAGCTTGTTGTATTCTTCTTTCAGCCATAAGTTAAATCCAAGCCCGGTATGAATAGCCACACACTTCACAAATGCCCTGCACATGCTGTTCCATACTCTCTGCTGACTCATAGAATTGTCTTTTACCGGATTCGCCCCGTTCATCACTGGAGTCTGCATTTCATATTCCTTATCATCGATAACGACCTTGATCCGTGTTTCATAACAACGATTCGTATTGTTATTCTTGTCCTTGAACTCGATGTCTGTTTTTCTAAGACTGCTTCCGGTCTGCGGATCAGGGATTGGCTCCCAATACACTTCGGTAGCACCGTTCTGTCTCAGCAATTCAATACATTTCGCCCAGTTCAGATATGTAAAGCCATCTCTTTCTTCGCAATACTGCCTTACATCAACCTTTATCAATTCCTCATAACTTTTAAGTGCCATCTACTCTTCACCTTCTTTGTTTTCTTTTTTACGCGTGATCGAATATTTATATTCTCCAACAGCATACTTATCAAACATCGAAGTAATCTCACTTGCCTCTGCCAAACTGTTTACCTCGAAAATCACTTTATCTTCATGCTCGTACAGTAAATTACTGGACTTATAAACCCTTACTATTTCTACTTTCCACATCACAATATCCTCCTGTACGTCTTGTTCAAACAAACCTCGCACAGATTTTCACCATTTATATCTAAATATATCGGCTCACCTTCCCATAAGTACTTGCCACAGCAATCACAAACCGAGGCCGGTTCTGGATCATCTGGCGGAGTTGTCTTCCAATCGTCGTATCCTGGAATGCTTTCCATCTCTACTCCTCCATTACAGCTTGAACAATCTTTTCGCAAACCACTCCAAGTTCATTAATAAATTGTCCCATCTCTTTTGCCAAAGCCCCATGATCCTCTGGTAATGGATCTGAACCATCCAGATGTTTGGCAACTCGGTCCGTGATACCAGCTGCAACCATAGCATATTTATCAACATCCTCTTCCTTTGCATCTTCCGGAAGTATCTCGAATGCTGCTGCTCCTATATATGCACTCAGATCTGATATTGTAATTTCATATTTCTTTTCTTCTGCCATTTGACTATTCTCCTTTTTCTGTTTATACTTAAATTGACTATTTTCCAGAGCGCCCAAAGCTTGCCGGCTTATACGGGTGCTCTTCTTTGATTTCTCCTTGCAACGTCCTCACCTCCTTCACCTTACAAGCAACCAGATAAATAACATTGCATCAAATGCAAGTCCGATTGCGGCGCCAATCAGAACCTCAAATATTGTTTCCCTGATGATTCTCTGCCATTTTGTTCTTGGTCCTCTTCTTTTCATGCTTGTCCACCTTTCTACCGCCTAAGCGGTTTTCTACTTCTGGTATCCTAAATATCCAACAGAATTCCCGTTTAACTCATTCACGGCTTCATCCTTATCTTTTTCCGCCATAGTATCCATATCTCTTTCAGAAATAAGACTTCCATCTTCTTTTCGTATAAGTCTTAAAATAAATATATGTTTCAAACTGCATCACCTCTTTATAGGTTATGTATCACTGTTTGTACTTGTTGCATTCTGATCTTTGACATGAATCGCACAATCATTTATTCCGACCACTGTTGTTACTGGTGAACAACCTATATATTGAACGGTCTGCTCCACATTTTCTCTCATACACTTTCCGCAAACCAGACAATAATTTGCATTCTCTGGAAGCTCGGTAAAACATACTGGGCATAATCGCTTCATAATATCCACCTCTCTTCTATTGCATCCTCCTTAAATCTCTCCTATACTCTAAATACAAGCACTGCCACGCTGAGTATTTATGAAAGGAGATATATTGCATGGATCCTAATTGGCATGCCCAACTAATGGTTGATGAAATTAACAAACAAAGTGAACGTGATGCTCTTTTAAAAGAAACCCATGATACTCTTTTGCAAATGCAAGAAGCATCTGAAAAGGAATCTGCTATAAATTCAAAGCGATTTATAATTCAGACAGTTCTTTCTGTAGCATCTCTAATTGTTGCTGCAATTGCTGCTGTTGCTTCCATAATTGCTTTGCTGTAATAATTATGGATATCTGATTGATAGCCGTTAAAAATGCGGCTATCGAAACTGCTACAACCGATACACTTTCAGTCACTCTACTCCCTCCCTTCTTCTGAACCTGTTTCATCTGTTGCTGAAATCAATTCATCCACAGCCACACCGAAATATCCAGCCAAAATTTTAAGCTTGGCTATCTTCGGTTTGCTCCTTCCTGATTTCCAATCAGAAAAAGTAGACTTCGGAATCCCCGTATCTTTTGCTACCCTGTAGTCAGATACACCTTTTTGATTTCGAAGTTCTACATATCTTTCATACATAAAAATAATCACCTCATTTCCGAACTTTCTATTGATTTTAGTTCGGAAATCAGATACAATATATTTACCAGATACATTGACAAATGAATTAAAACTTAATTCTGTTTTGATTTCCGAACTTTGTAGCTTTATTATAGTGCGGATTTCAGAACTTGTCAATAACTTTTTGTACTGATTTCAGAATTTATTGTTTAGAGGTGTATTATGTATGAAATTTATTGCAAGTTAAGAGATTCCAAAGGGATGAAAGACTCTGATGTAGCAAAGGCTACTGGAATCACAAAATCCACTTTTTCAGATTGGAAGAATGGCAGAAGTAATCCTAAAGATGCTAAGTTGCAGAAGATAGCTGATTTATTTGGTGTAACTGTCGAATATATTCGCACTGGGAAAAAATCTAACGAATACTACACAAACAACGAAACTGCACAGGTAGCACAAGAGATATTTGAAAACAAAGAACTGAAAGCGCTGTTTGATGTCCAGAAAGATATGGATCCGGACGACTTAAAAGCTCTGCATAGCATGGCTCTCGCGCTTAAACGAAAGGAACGTGGTGATATTGACGACACCGGATGTTAATGTCGTTCTTATGGACTTTCCTAGTAAAAAAGGAAATGAAATGGTTGTTCCGAACGAAGACGGAAGCTACACGATACTGATCAATGCCGGATTGAATTATGAATCTCAGCTTAAGGCATATGAGCATGCCATGAGTCATATAACAAATGATGACTTTTTAAAAGGTAATGTACAAGAAATTGAATACTATGCTCATCATCCACACAAAGATCCAGAACCGGCTCAAATCTATCTTGATCGCATCAAGCAATTGCAAGCGGAACGAAGACGATTAAGGAAGCGGATTGCTCGTGATCAGAAACGTGTTGAATTTATTCAGGAACATTGTGACATGTTCCACCGAGCTGAACACCACTATCTATATGGTGATGATTTATAAAATATGAAAGAGAGGAAAATGTATGGAGTTCAATGATGTAATTAAACAATTTTCAGAAAGGATACTGTCTTTAAAAGACACCATCACTACAGAAGAATCCACAAAAATGTCTCTTGTAGTGCCTTTATTCCAACTTCTTGGGTATGATGTTTTCAATCCAAATGAATTTTGCCCAGAGTATATTGCTGATGTAGGAATTAAAAAAGGCGAAAAGGTTGATTATGCAATCCTAGAAAATGGACAGCCGAATATTTTAGTCGAATGCAAAAGTTGCTCAGAGCAACTCGACAAACATTCGTCTCAACTTTTTAGATATTTCGGGACATCTCCTGCTAAATTTGGCATTCTTACAAATGGCATAATATATCGTTTTTATACAGATTTAGAAGAATCAAACAAAATGGATCTTGTGCCATTTCTAGAAATAGACATGGCAAATTTAAAAGATTCTTCCATCAATGAATTAAAAAAATTTTGTAAAGATAATTTTGATAAGGACAAAATATTTAGTACTGCCGAAGAGCTTAAATATAGCAGTCAAATAAAAAACATCTTAACAAAACAGTTTGAATCTCCGACAGAAGACTTTGTTCGATTTATTTTAGCGGATATATACGATGGTCAAAAGAATCAGAGAATAATTGAAAAATTTACGCCTGTGGTAAAACGAGCTTTCTCTTCTTTTGTAAATGAAATAGTAAATAGTAAAATTTCTTCTGCATTAGCTGACGATTATGATAAAGATGAAGAATCAGAACCCGAGATCAAAGAACCCGCATCAAAGATTGTTACAACGGAAGATGAAATTGAAAGTTTCTACATTATTCGCGGACTTCTTGCTGGTATCGTACCCGTTGAAGATATAGTTCACCGTGATACCGAAAGTTATTTTGGAATTCTATATAAAGACAATAATAGAAAACCGATTTGTCGCCTCAATCTTGATGCAAGAAATAAACAGCTTCTCATCCCGGATGCTAATAAAAAATTCGAGCGTATTTATATCGACTCTTTAAACGATTTGTACAAATACAAAAACCGTTTAATAGAAGTTGTAAAGAGATATATGTAATTCATCCAGTATCTCTAACCATAAATATATTGCCCTCTTGATACTTATGTATTTATATGGCGGAGATATCTGATTGAATAAATACATTCTGAAAAAATCATATAAGAAAGAAGGAAAACTTATGAAAACATGGAAACTCGTATCAGGAATACTGTCAATCATTTTATTTGTTTTTGTCAGTTTCCAGTCATGTGCTGCTGGAATCAGTAACACACTTGAAGCAAATGGAGAAGCTGGTGGATCCGCTGGAATTGTCGTAGCAATCCTACTCCTTGCCGGAGGAATCGTTTCTATTGCAACACGCAATGGAGGTAAAGGTGGAAACATCGCTATTATTGTATTATACGGAATAGGTGCTTTACTTGGATTTGCCCTTGCCGGAAGCTATGCAGATTTAAACGTATGGGCTGGTTGGTGTTTGATTTGCGTAATTTTAGCAATAGTAGCACTTGTCAAAAAGCGAAAAGACAATCAAGAAAAATAA